AAGTTGTTTTTATTGGTGATATAATAGACAATCATTATTCAAGTTATCACGAAACTAATGCAGATGGAATGGGTGGATCTGATGAACTTGAATTAGCTATAGAAAGAATAGCAAGATGGTATAAAGAATTTCCAAAAGCAACTGTTATTATAGGAAACCACGACAGAATGATTATGCGTAAAGCTCAAACATCATCAATACCAAGCAAATGGATAAAAAGCTATAAAGAAGTATTACAAGTACCTGGTTGGAATTTTGTAGAAAGATATGAAAAAGATAATGTACAATATTTACATGGTGAGGGCGGAACTGCTAGAACAAAATGCAGAGCTGATATGATGAATACAGTACAGGGGCATTTACATACACAAGCCTATTGTGAGCATTATGTAGGTCAAAATTTTAGAGTGTTTGGTATGCAAATTGGAGCAGGTATAAATTTTTCAGAATATAGTTTTGCATACGCTAAGGCAGGTAAAAAACCTGCTATTGGTTGTGCTGTTGTTTTAAATAATGGAAAGTTACCTATAAATCTACTAATGGAACTATAAAAAATAAGGGCAAAAATATTAGAATGTTATCCCTACTAATATAATTACCCTTATTCCGAGTAGCAAAGTAATGAAAAATATAAAGAAGCTACTCTATAATACTACATTTTGTAATACAACTCTTTCTCTATCAAACTGAACAAAATCAACATCATCTTTTATTAAATAGTATCTTTTAAACTTTTTAATATCTCCATACATATTTTTTCTACTGATCCAGAACGATTCTATTCTATGACCGTCTTGTTTTAAATCTCGTATTATTCCTTGTAAATCAAGTATCATAAGTTTTTGCATACATTCTAGCGTAGTGATACTAAAATCTTCTTCTTTAAAGTATTTTAATAATTGTTCTTTTTGATTCATTTTTTGTTCTCTATTATTATGTTATAAAAATATTTGTAGTATTTGTCAAAATCTTTTTGTGCGTCTTTAGTATATTTAAAGCTCCTAAATTCATCATAGTTATTTACAGTATATTCTATGTTAAGGTCAGTAAATTTTTTTTCTACTTTATTATGAGCTAAAGCTATTGCTAAAGTATCAGCGTCTATAGTTACTTTCATTTTTTTTGTTTTAGTGGTTCGCAAATCTCTCCACACTCTGAACACCTTTGGCTATCAGAATTACTAGGAGCATTACAACAATCTGAGTATATATCTATTATTTCTTTTTCCATTATCTATATCCTTTTTTATTAGCGTATTCTCCAGCTTTTACTATAAGTGCAAATGTTAAAAATATTATTAATTCCATAGTTATATATTTTTTATAATTAAACCTTGTACTGCATACCATTGACTCTGTAGCTCTAATATTCTATTTTGTATGTTAGAATAAATAGCATAGTTATCTACATATAATTTTTGTTCTTCTTCTAACTCTTTTATCCTATTGTTAAGAATATTTTTATATTCTTCTAATAATTGTATGTCTTTTTTCATTACTTTATTTTTTTTGTTTAAACAAATATATGTAAAATATTTTTAATAAAACAAATAAATAATTAATACTTTATTAACAATAGCTATGTTAATATCTTTTTATTTTTATTATCTTGCATAAAATTTATTGTTTATGAAATTTACACAATTTAAAAAACAAGATGAAGTTAAAGATACTTTGATCTTGGAAATGATGAAAAACAAAGTAAGAAAAAATCATTTAGCAAAAGAACTAGGGCTATCTTATCCCACAATGTTGGCGAAATTAGATAGTCCTTTTTCATTTAAAGTAAGTGAGCTTTTATTATTATGTGAAATAGTCGAACTTGATATTAACGAATTACTAATTAAATATTAAAAAAATGGAAACTAAAAAATCAAAAATTACAGAATTAAATTTACAATCAGAAAAGTTTAATGATATGTATATATTTACTATTGTCTTTGAAAATGGAGATATTGGTAAAATGTATAAAAAGAAAGACAAAACCTATGAGCAAGTAGGTGATGAGGTAGAATACACAATAAGCCCTAAAAGTACTGTTAAAATCGCTTTTAAAGGTGAATCAAAGTTTAATAACAATACTTCGTCTCCTAGTTATTCAAATACTAAAACTGATACTAATACTGAAATTAGATTTAGTGTAGCTTTTAAAGGAGCTGTAGAATTAGCTGCTGGTGGGGCGATTAGTGTAAATGAAATAGAAGAATATACTTTAAAATATGACGAATTTCTAAAAGACAAGAAGTCAGTTGAAATGCCTTTTTAACTATTGTATGTTAATAACTAATAATTATATTTTATAAAATGTAAAATAATTTTATATAATTTTAGGCAAATGAAAAAATCAATACTAGCTTCTACTCCTTTTTTAATTTTAAATAAATGTCTTCTCGTTAATTTAGGGGTGGACGCTAGTTTGGTTTTATCTGATCTTATACAAAAAGAAGAATACTTTAAAGATAGCTCTCAAAATAATGGGGGCTATTTTTTTAATGTAACACAAGACATTAGTTGTAGTACCACCCTTTCTTACTATCAAATAAAACAAGCATTATCTGTGCTTGAAAAGTGGGGCATAATTCAGGTAGTGCTAAAGGGTGTGCCAGCTAAAAAGCATTTTAAGATAGACCATTCCCAGATATTAAATTTTTTAAATACTAGAATTGAAAAAACTGAAGAACTAGATTGTAAGAATTTTAATAACAAGATATTAAAAAATTCAAACTCTATTAATAATAATAAAGAAATAAGAATTAAAAATAAGAAAGTATATACACGCAAAGAAAAGTTTTTAAATGATTTAAAAGAATTAGAACCTAAAGATTATATTGAAGATTTTGAAGATTACTGGCGAGAGGAAAATAATGTAGGTAAAGAGAGGTGGATGTTAGAAAAAACTTGGAACACAAGTTTAAGATATAAAAGGTGGTGTAGAAACCAAAAGAATTTTAGCAAGGGAAGTAGTACAAATAATATGCCTGACTTTTTAGATAATGCTTATATAAATAGAATTAAAGATGATCAAGCACAATTAAATAAGTTTTATAAGCATTTAGTTGATAATTGTAATTATGAACGATTTGAAACTTTAACAGGTTATATTAAATACAGAAAGAAAAGATGAAAGTATTAGAATTATTTGCAGGTAGTAGAAGTTTTAGCAAAGCTGCTGAAGAAATAGGTATGGAAACATTTACAACTGATATTAAAGATTTTGACAATATAGATTATGTAGTTAATATATTAGATTTTGTGCCTATGAAAGTGCCATTTAAACCTGATATAATTTGGGCAAGTCCACCCTGTACATTTTTTAGTGTAGCAAGTATAGGTAAACACTGGAATAAAGACAACACACCAAAAACAGAACAAGCTAAATTAGGTATTAAAATAGTTAAATGTACTTTAGATATAATAAATTACTTTAAACCACAATATTTTTTTATAGAAAACCCAAGAGGTAAATTAAGAAAGTTAGATGTTATAAAAGGATATGACAGAAATACTGTTACTTATTGTCAATATGGTGATACAAGAATGAAACCTACAGATATATGGCACAACAATATAAATTGGAAACCAAGACCAATGTGTAAAAATGGTATGCCTTGCCACGAATCAGCACCAAGAGGATCTAAAACAGGAACACAGGGTTTAAAAGGTAATTATGAAAGAAGTATAGTACCTTATAAATTATGTAAAGAAATATTAAATGCTTGTATATGATATTTATTAGTTTTATAAAGAATGGTTTGTTACTTGGCGTTAGACACTTTGAGCCTGATGAAATAAGAAAATATTGGGAAATACATATACTATTGTTAGTATTTCAAATAAACATATTTATACATACAGAAAAATGAAAACAGTAGTATCTATTTCTGGGGGCAAATCTTCTGCTTATATACTAGCTAACTATCCTAGTGACTATGCTGTATTTAGTTTAGTTAGAACTAATGATAAAGATTGTTTATATCCTGATAAAAAAATTAGACAAATAGTATCAGATAAAATAGGTAAAGAATTTATAGGAACTTTAGAACAAGACGCTATTATAAAAATAGTTTTAGAGTTAGAACAATTTACAGGAAAAAAAATAGATTGGATAAGTGGTGATACTTTTGAGGATATTGTAAAAAGTAAAGGGGGTTATTTGCCTAATTTAATGGCTAGATATTGCACAACTAAATTAAAAATGTTTCCTATTATGAAATGGTGGAAGCAAAATATAAATGAGGTAGTAAAAATGTCAATAGGTTTTAGAGCAAATGAAACTAGAAGAATGAATAAAATTATAGAAAAGTGCGATAAAAATGGTGTTGAATCTGACAAATTTATAATAGGAAAAAGAGGAAAACAAAATAAATGGGGTATGATAAAATGGAGAAAGCCAATATTTCCACTAATAGAAAATAATATTTTAGCAGACAAAATACATAGATACTGGGATGATAATAAACAAGTACCTTTTGTTAAAGGTTACTATAATAATTGTGTTGGGTGTTTTCATAGAAACCCATTGTTTTTAAAAAAAATGAGTGAAGAGCATAAAAACAAAATTAATTGGTTTGCTAAACAAGAAGATATAGGTAAGGGAAAATGGAAAAAAGAAGTATTGTATAAAGATATTATGAAATGGAATATACAAACAGAATTATCTTTTGATGATTTTTCTGATTGCGATAGTGGTTATTGTGGTTTATAAATAAATAGTTATGATAGAAATAAGTAATTTAAGTTTAATAATATTAATAGTATTTGTATTTATACTAGGAGCTTTAACTTGGGAATATATAAAAAGTCAAATTAAATGAAAGAACAAGATTTACATAATAGCATAGTAGATTATTTGAACTACTATCCTCATATACTTTGGACTTCAACATTAGGGGGTGTTTATTTAGGGAGAGGTAATTATAAGCAAAAAGCTCTAGTTAAAAAACATTATAAAAAAGGCGTTCCAGATTTATTAATATTTGAACCTAATAAAAAATATAACGGATTAATGGTAGAGCTTAAAGTTAAATACAATAAGCCAAGCAAAGATCAAAAGTTATGGATAGCTAATTTAACAGCTAGAAACTATAAAGCTGTAGTATGTTATTCACTTGAAGAATTTATAGAAATATTTACTAAATACACTAAAACGATATGAGAAAAAAACACGATCCACCAAAAAATATAAGAACAAAAGACGGTAGAGAAAACTTTACATACTTTTTATTTGAAGTAGATAGAGGAACAACAAATGAAATTTTTATACATAAGGAAACGCAAAATATAATTGATGAAGATGAATATATACTAAACAAGATAGATTTTATACAAGATCAATACAACCCACAAATGGTTGTAGTAGAAATATCACCTTTAGGTAAATGGGAGTATAACGCTTTAAAACAAACAGGGGTTAATTTATTTATAGAGATGTGGAAAAACTAAATGACTACTTAGATAAAAGTTATCAGAATTTGTTAGATATATCTAAACGAATAACTAGCAATAGACACCCTGACTATGAAGATTTGTTACACGAAACAATATTAGCTTTGTATAATGCAGATCAAGAAAAAATTAAATATATAATAGAAAAAAAACAACTTACTTTCTACATAGTTAGAATAATGTTAAATCAATACCAAAGTAATACAAGCCCTTATCATAAAAAGTATAGAAAGCAATACAACGAAAAACAATTAAAAGAATTTTATATTTATACTAAAGAACCTTTGACTAAAGAAAAGATGAAACAGTTAGAGGAGCAGGAGGATAGGTTACAATGGATAGATAAAAAATTAAAGCATTTAAGTTGGTTTGATGTAGAAGTATTTAAGATATACTACAGAGAAAATTACAGTTTAAATACTATGAGTAAAGCAACAAAGATAAATAGAAGCACACTAGGGAAGTCAATTAGATTTATTAAGAATTATTTAAAGAGTTTAAAATGATTGAATTTATAAAACACTTCTTTGGTTTTTGTGGTGAACCACATTTAAACATATTTACTATAATGATGAGTACACCAATAATAAGTTATTTAATATATAAATTTATAAAGTTATGACAAAATCAAAAGGTATCGGAGATGATATAAAAAAATTTACAAAAGCTACTGGTATAGATAGGTTGGCTAAAACTATTTTAGGGGAAGATTGTAATAAGTGCGAAGAAAGACGCAAGAAATTAAATCAAATGTTTCCAAGATTTAAAAACATTAGACAATTTACAGAAGATGAAATTAAGATATACGAAGAAGCAATATTGCCAATAGAAAGTAGAGGGCATTTAACTAGAGGAGAAAAAACTATAGTTAATGCTTTATATAAAGGGGTGTTTGGTCAGAACCCTCAATGGAAAAGCTGTTCACCCTGTAATAAACAAATAATGGATAATTTAAAAAAAGTATATGAAAAAAGTTGTAAAGTATGAAGAAGTATATAAAAATATATATGGATTATCACGATTACGTTATAGATGATGTAATTTTATGTGAACATTGTAGTAAAATTGCAGTAGATATACACCATATAGAACCAAGAGGGATAGGCGGTGATCCTATGGGTCATAAAAACCAGATAGAAAATTTGATAGCATTATGTAGAAGTTGTCATATAAAAGCAGAAACAGATAAACAATTTAACAATCAACTTAAACAATTAAATAAACATAAACATAATCATAAATACTAATGAATATAGAAAAAATGTCATATACAGAAGCAAAATGGTGGATACTAAACAATTGGAAGTTTATAGAAAAAAAAGCAAGTGAACACTATAAAAAAGATGTTTTACTATTGTATTGTGAAAAAACAAAAGATATATTTTTTGCAGACAAAAAAACAGAAGAACCAATATATACTATGTTATATAAAGAAAGAAATAAAAAACCTACTTACGACACAAAGGATATATATAATGGGTTGGTAGAAGCGGTAAAACAAAAAGATAAAATATATGATAAAATAATAAAGAATGAAAATAGAAAAAGTTAAAATAGCAGAGCTTAAACAAGCAGAGTATAACCCTAGAAGAATGACTAACAAACAATATGAGGACTTAAAAAGCTCATTAGAAAAGTTTGGTTTAGTTGATCCTATAATTATAAATGCAGATAATACAGTAGTTGGTGGTCATCAGCGTTTAAAAATAATGAGAGAGCTAGGAGCAGAGCTTGTGCCAGTAGTTAGAGTAAATCTATCTAAAGAAGATGAGAAAGAACTAAACATAAGATTAAATAAAAATACAGGTGAATTTGATTTAGATGTATTAGCTAACAACTTTGATATTGATGAGTTAAAAGATTGGGGTTTTAAAGATATTGAACTTGGCTTTAATATAGATAAAATAGTAGAGGGTGATATTGAAGATGACCATATTCCAGAAGTAAAAGAAAGCAGAGTTAAATTAGGTGATGTTTGGCAATTAGGAAAACACAGAATAATGTGTGGAGATAGCACAAAAGAAAGTGATGTAAATAAACTAATGAATGGAGATAAAGCAGATATGGTGTTTACAGACCCTCCTTATGGTGTAAGTGCAAGTGGTGGACGTTCGCAAACTGTTAAAAGAGATAATATAAAAAAAATAGTTAATGATGATTTAAGGAATGAGGATTTAATACAGTTTATAAGTAAAGCAATATCTCTTATACCTTTAAAAGAAAAAGCATGTTTTTATATTTGTTATGACCAAAAAACACAAGCAGAATTTATTACATCTATAAAAGAAAACAAATTAAATTTTATAAGAACTTTAGTCTGGAATAAAAATGTATTTGGATTAAGTGGCAAAAAAGGATATAGACCTAAATATGAACTAATTGCTTTTGGTAGTTTAGGAAAAGATTATAATTGGAGAGGTGATAATTCACAAGCAGATGTTATAGATGTTGCAAGACCTAACAAAAGGTATGGAAACCATCCAACACCAAAACCTATACAATTAATAGAAATTGCTATAAAAAACAGTAGCACTAAGAACGATATTATAATGGATAGTTTTTTAGGTAGTGGCTCAACATTAATAGCTTGTGAAAAAACTAATAGAGTATGTTATGGAATGGAATTAGACACTAAATACTGTGATGTAATTATAGAAAGGTGGGAACAGTTTACCAAACAAAAAGCAAAAAAAATATAAATTAAATTTAATAAAATGGGCAAAAAAGAACACAACCTAAAGAAAGACGCATTACTACAAGCTTTAGAGAATAGCTTGGGTATAGTATCAACAGCTTGTAATAGGTCAGGCATAAGCAGAAGTAGTTTTTATAAATGGTATAAAGAAGATGAGGAGTTTAGAAAAAAAGTAGATGAGATAGATAATGTGAAATTAGACTATGTAGAAACAAAGCTATTTAAGAATATAGAGAACGAAAAAGAAAAAAGTATTATATTCTATCTACAACACAAAGGACATAAGAGAGGATATGTACAAAGACAGAATATTAACTTAACATCTAATGAAGAAGACATTAAGAAAATAGAAATTGAAATTATTGAATCTAAAGGGAACAGTAGTTCTACAAAAGAA